TTTATAGGATGTCATATCAGTATCGCAGGCTGGTGAATTACTGTGCCACGATGATTGATTTTACTGCATTTTCTGTTATTCCTATTCGCGGGTTCTCTGCTATAAAGGAAAACAGGAAGCAGTATCTGAAACGGTTTGACCAGTCTCTTAATCTGGTTCGTAAAATGAATCTTGCCAGAGAGCTTCATAAAGCAATGATTATTGCTTGGCGTGAAGATGTGTTTTACGGATATATATATGAAGATGACGATTGCTTTTATATCATGCCGCTTGACGGAAAGTATTGCAGGATCAGTTCTGTTAACTATGACGGGACTTTTAATTTTGCATTTGATTTTACTTATTTCCGGTCATATATGGATGAATTGGAGTACTGGGATCCTGAATTCCGCAGGAAATATGAACTGTATCAGAAGGATATCAGAAACAGCCGCTGGCAGGAACTTGACCGTGACAGAACGGTATGCTTCAAGGTGAATGTCGAGGACAGGCGGCTTATTACCCCGCCCTTCCTTCCTCTGTTTGAACAGATAATCGATCTTATCGACCTTCAGTCAGTACAGGCTGTTAAGGATGACCTGTCAATTTATAAACTCCTTGTGGCTGAAATGGAAACTTTGAGCGGAACGGATGAGCCGGATGATTTCTCTGTCGATGTTGATACAGCTATCGAGTACTTCAACAGGATGCAGGAGAACCTTCCGGATTATGTTAATGCAATCATATCGCCGTTAAAGATTACACCTGTTGAATTCAAGGGCAATTCCACAGAAGATGTTGATATGATTTCCAATTCCATGTCCAATCTGTTCAAGGCTGCGGGTGTGTCGTTCGTGCTTGACAGTTCTCAAGTTAACAGTACCGAAGCACTGAAACTGGCTATCCTTTGTGACAGCCTGCTTGTGCTTAATCCTCTCCTGCCACAGATTGAGACCTGGCAGAATCGTTATATGCAGTTACAGCTTAAACATCCATGCCCGATAAAATATATTCGGGTAACCCCATATACGAAAGCCGATATGATAGACCGATATGAAGATGCGGCGCAGTATGGGCTTCCTGTTAAGATTGCTTATGCTACCCTGCTTGGATTCGATCCACTTGAGGTCAACAGTCTGGCATACCTTGAAAATGATATTCTGCATCTTGCGGAAACTTGGGAACCGTTACAGTCTTCTCATACACAAAGTGGAAAAGACAAGGGTTCAGAAAGTGTTGACTCAGGCGTGGGCTGGGGAAACGATGATGGTGATGACGATGAGTAAAGCAGATATGCCCTTCATTAAAACGAAGGACATTAATACTAAAGAGCAATTGGAAAAACAGGGTTTCGTCCTGCTCTCTTCAGAGCCTGACGGAACGTTTATTTTTTTAAACGATTCTATACAAAGATTCCGTGGAAGTACTAAGAAGATGGTGTTTACGGATGTTATGGGATTTTAGGGAAGGAGGGAATCATGGGAAAAAAGAAACTGCTTACGATGGATGATTTGGTAAAGTTCTGTTCGGAGCATAATTATTCGAGATTCTCTTCTTCGGAGAGCGGATATGATTTAAGAGTGCAGGTTCCGGCAAGCCTTGTGTTTGATTCGGACAATGACGAAGACCCGCACCGTGGGCTTACACGTATTATGGTCAAGGCGTTTCATACGGGGAAAAATGCCAATGGATCAAGCGTATCTGAAGAGGCGGCTAAAGAGGCGATGAGCACTATGTCCTATCGTCCTATCTTAGCCCACATTCATCAGCTTGATGATGGGTCTTGGGATTTCCATGCTCACGATATAGAAATTGATGAAGATAACGATACGATAATCTATATCGAAAAACAGGTCGGGGCTTTTGGCAACGAAGATGCTTGGTTTGAAGATGATCCCGATACTGAGGGTAAGAAGTTTATCTGTAAGTATGCGTATATTCCTGAGGAGTATACAAAGACTTGCGACATTCTTCGTGAAAAGGGCGGGACGAAAGTCAGTGTTGAACTTGCTGTTGAAGAAATGTCCTATTCTGCGGCAGACCGTGTTCTTAATCTTGATAAGTTTTATGTAGCTGGCGCAACCATGCTAGGGAGCGAAAGCGACGGAACCGAAATCAAGGAAGGAATGAAGGGAAGCCGTGCTGATATTATTGAGGATTTCAGTTCAGAAAACAATTCTGCTTTTGCTGGGATTGCCGAGCTTGAGGCAAGGTGTAATGAACTTGAGATTAAAATAGAAAAATTGATGAAGGGAGGAAGCGAAATGAATAAGCTTGATGAACTGCTTGCTAAGTATTCCGCTTCTATTGAAGACCTCCCGTTCGCTGAAGAGATCGAAGGAATGACTGATGAGGAGCTTGAGGCAAGGTTTGAAGAATTCTTTGCTGAAAAGACCGAGGAAGTTTTTGATGACGATCCGGAAGAGGAAGAACCAGATCCAGAGACTGATCCCGATGCTGCTATCGCTGCTATTGAAGAGGGTGATGATATTACTGAACTGGGTGCTAATCTTATCAGCGCTGATGATCAACCGAAAGTGGTTCAGTATTCCTGCACAATGGGCGAAATCGTCAGAACATTCGAGGTTTCTTTAGAAGAAAAGATTTATGCACTGTCAAATCTTGTGAATGCCGCTTATGCCGATGAAGAAACATGGTATAGCGTTGAGTGCTATGAGTCTTATGTAATCATGGTGGATTGGTGGAATAACAGGGCATTCAGGCAGAGCTATCAGGAAACTGAAGCAGATTCCTATGAGCTTGTCGGTGAAAGAGTCGAAGTATTCTCTCGTTGGCTTACTGCTGAAGAAATCCACGACCTTGAAGTTCTGCAAACTAATTTCTCTGCTCTTGAGGGTAAATATAATACACTCGTTGAAGAGAATGAATCCAAGGCAAGAAATGCTGTTCTGAATGATGAAACGTATTCTCAGGTTTTCCAGACTGAAGAATGGAAAGAGCTAAAGAAGAATGCAGGCAATTATTCTGCAAAAGACCTTGCTACAGAAGCAGATGCTATTTACGGCAGGTTCTGCCGCCAGTCTTCTAAGATGGGCAAGATTGGCATTTCTATTAAGGAAGCAAAGAAGACTCCTTATGGAAGTCTTTTTTCATAAACAAAAGTCATAAAGGAGGAAATTTATTATGGCACAGAATTTTATGAACGCAAATGCGATCCACGCTGTGGCTGGCTCCTCTAAGCTCAAGGCTACAGTGTGCGGTCACATTTATAACATCATTGCCGCCGCTGACATTGACAACGGCTGCATCGTTGGCAAGGGTGCTTGGCAAGGCATGGAGACTTATGCAGAAGCTGCTGCAACTACTTTTACTGGTAAGATTGTTGACCAAGCTGCTAATGGCAATTGGTACATTGAGGTTCTTACAGCTGCTAATGCATATCTGGTACTGACAGTTCCGATGACCTACATTGAGACTCCGAAGCAGTTTGCTCATGAGAAGTATTTCTATAATGCAAAAGATGACATTATGAGATGCTACGAGCTGGTTCCGGGTGATATCTTCGAGCTTTCCGCAGAAGGATTCGGTGGTGCTACCGATCCGTCGAAGGGTGCGTCCGTTACCGTTTCCAGTAAGAAAGTTACTGTAGCATAAGGAAAGGAGGTAAAAGTAATGAAGAATCTTAAGTTCGCTGTTAACAGAGAAGTTTTCTCTAACTACGATTATGAGGATTTCTGCGCTCTTATGAAGGACGCAGGCATGAAGATTTACAATGGCGTTACCTCCAAAGAGGCTAATGATAAGATCCGTGAGGTCTTTAACGCAGTTCTTGGTCTGGATGAGAAGTCTACCCGCAAGGAAATCAGACGTGCCATCCGTAGAAATAAGAATGAAATCTTCGAGATTATTGAAGATACCATTGATGCTCTGATCATCGGCGGTTGGGGTGAGAACCCGTTCTTCAACGAGTTTGTTGAATATAAGTCTGCTGATTTTGGTGACTCCAATTCTTGGTATACACCGGATAACACAATTCTTATTGTTTCTGATGTTTCCGGCGGTCATCATGATATTATCCGTCAGAAGCTGGGTGCAGGCGAATCCTTCAGCATTAAGACCCAGTGGTATGCCTGCAAGATTTACACTGAGTTTGAACTGTTCCTTGCAGGTCGTGTTGACTGGGCTGGCTTCATCCAGAAGGTTTATGAGGCATTTGACAACAAGATTTCTGCTCTTGTTTATGCCGCATTCAGTAGCGCTGGTTCCAAGATTCCGAACAGCTCCCAGTTCGTAAAGAGCGGTACTCTGGTTAAGAATACCCTTGTAACCCTGCTTGAGGATGTCGGAGCGGCTAACCCCGGCAAGGAAGTTATCATGATGGGTACTAAATCTGCTCTGTCTCAGCTTGATGCTCTTGAGGATGTTGCATGGATTTCTTCTTCTATGAAGGAAGAGAGACACACCATGGGTCGCCAGGGTATCTGGCAGGGCACAAGGCTTGTTGAAATTCCGCAGGTCTTTGCTCCGAATGATACCACCACAAAGCTCGTTGCTAACAATAAGCTCTGGGTTCTTCCGGTTGACAGCGCCAACAAGTTCGTCAAGGTTTATGACGAGGGCGAGGCTATGATCAAGGAGATCTCTGATGGCACTACCAATATGGATATGACCATGGAATACGAGTACCAGAGAAAGATGGGCGTTGCCGCTATCTTTGTTAAGTATTTCGGTATTTACACTATTGGTGAATAATCTGTTATTGATTGATTAATACGAAAAGGGCTTCTGTATACAGGAGTCCTTTTTGTAGGACTTAAAAGGAGGATGTTGTAATGGCTACAACAAAAGGAACTACAAAAACAACGAAGAAAAGCACTGCTACCAAAGCTAAAACAACTGCGAAGAAAAAAGCAGAACCTGTTGTAGAGCAGGCAGTTGAAGCTGTGGTTGAGGAAAAAGTAAAGGAAGAGCCGATTCAAAAGAAAAAGGACGAACCCAAAAAGGCGGAAGTAAGGTTTGAGTCTGACGATTTGATTCGTTGCCGTTCTGTTAGACCGGGACAGCTTATTTATCAGTCTAAAAAGTCCGGTGTTTTATATATCTGGTCTTCTTATGACGATGAAGTTGAGATGCTCTATTCTGATTTAAGAACGCTTTATATTTCCAAATCACGTTTTATCATGGAACCGTGGTTCATCATTGAAAATGATGCCCTTCTTGAGCAATGGACTTCTGTCCGTGAGCTTTATAAGAGAGTGTATAAATATGAAGACATTGATGAGGTTCTTACATACTCTAATGATGATTTCAGAAATGCACTGCTTGCAATGCCCGAAGGACTTAGGGAAAGTTTAAAGACTATCATTGCAACAAAGATTGATGAAGGTTCTTTTGATTCT